GCACGACCGAGGTCACCTCCACTTGTACTGGCCTGCGTGAATGGTTTCCACCTGGTGTGGTGCCATCTCGATGCAGATCACTACGAGTGTGGGTGCCACCTCAGGATCCACCAGTGACTCCAGTGGGCAACGGCATTGCCCTGGGGAAAGCCCCCGAACCTGTTGTATCACAGGATGTCAAACCCAACACATCGTTGGGGAAGGAAAGCCCGCGTATTAAGGACGAGACCCCACAATTGGAAGTAAGGGAGTCGCGCGGAGTGAGTACACCCAACAGAGATCCTTACACCCGAAAGGTGTTGGATGCTTGCAAAGCCAAATTTGGTACCCCTAAGGCGACTGAGGTCAACTATCGGGCCGTTTGGCGCTACGCCCATGGAGTGATGAAAGACCATGGCGTGCGACCATCCCACATCCAGTCGATGTTGCCTTATGTCGTGGAACTGACCTTTGTTCCGTCACACGATGAACTGCGCGCCAAAGTGGTGTGTGGTAGTTACAAAGCCCTGCTCGAAGATAGGTTCGACGAGCACTTGTCACGGGCGCATTGTTGGATGAGATGGTGTGCACGTGGCATGGGCTGGTAAATGTCGGCGTAGGGGGGCCCCGCCAAGATGGACGATCCGCACGGTATAGCTAAGATACCGAGCGTGTGTCATAAGCCCAGTGAGTCAACGTGGGAAACGTTGAGGGCTGAGGACCCACGCTACGCGGGGTTGGCCGTCCATTGGAGGCGAGAGGCTGAAAAGGAGCGGTTTGTGTATGCAGTAGAGGGGGTCGCAGGTGGCGATCGAACACTGTGTACGAATTCCGCTGATGTGTTGACGACGTGTGCGGCGATCACTGAGCGTATGATATATGCAAAAATCAGTGGTCGCCTCATACGGCGCGCTTGTCGTGAGAGAGAGCATTACGAGCGCGTGTTGGGAGAGTTCAAGATGAAGGTTGTACGTGCAATGGGCCGTGTTTGTCACCCGGTGGATCCGCAGGAGTTTGTGGATTCATATACGGGTCGCAAGCGTACCATTTACCAATCATATCTAGAAGAGTATCTCGATCGAGGCGTTAGGGAAGCACACGCTATCCTAAAAGCTTTCATGAAGGTGGAAAAAGTACCAGAGAGTAAGAGCCCACGTATTATCCAGCCCCGAAGCGTTATTTATAACATAGGCTTAGGGCGATATCTCAAGCATACCGAGAAACCAATATTCCGT